ATATAATTTAAAATGATTGTTGGTTGCACATTGTTGTGGGCTAATCCCCCACCTGTTGAAGAAGTCGAGCCTGAACCTGAACTAACATTATTTGTGTTACCTCCTGAAGTTCCGAAATCATCTTCTGATGCTGAGTCAATAATAAGTCCATGTGTATGACTAGGTATTTCGGATGTTGTGAGTGTGTGATCTTCTTCACCTAATGTTCCGCCTAACTGATCTGCCTGTGCATCGGTTAATACATTAGCAGATGTCCCTCCCATGTCATCTTGACCGGCAATGACTCGACCTCGAAGGTCGGGTAGGTTGAAAGATGACCCTGAACCTCCATAGGTAAACCCAATCACATCATAGAGATCACCATAGTCAGCGACTAAAACTGATTGGCCTGCACATACTAAATACCCTGTTGGAGCGGTCGAACCTGCATAAGGCAGAACAGTGGCGGTAGGCATAAGGACACTGACTGCCCCAGTATCCAACTTGGCCGCAGTCACTGCTCCATCCTGTATCTTGGCAGTAATGACTGAGTTAGTCGCCAGTTCGTTGGAACTAATGCCTGCCGATTTGACCTTTAAGTATCCACCTGATCCATCGACCTGAATGGTCGAATCATCTGCGGTCTGATTCGTACCCGTTCTAAAGGTTGCCAGGTTGGCGATGTCCTGCAACTTGGTTGCGGTAACCTGATCGCCTGATGAGAATGATTGTCCCGTTTGTAATACTGCCATGATTAATTTCTCCTATGAAACTGATGTGGTGGATCGATCTGTAATTCTAGCGTCCACTTTGGCGGACCGAAGATAGGGTCTGCCATTGGTTGGTTGAAAGTCTGCTTGTACACCGAATCCCCTTTTGTTCACTCTAAGCCTTACCGATGCCTCTTCTGATTCAGGGAGATGGCTACCGAGTAAGGATGATATGCTTGTGGATTGGGTAGTAGAATCAGGATCTTCGGTGATAAATTGAATATTACCATCAGTCGAAAAGCCGGTATTCGATTTTACATGAAGCTCGGCTCGGCTATAGGTTTTACGATCCATTGAGTCAGCATCGTACTGCCTGGTGGTTAACTGACTGACTACTGGAATCGTTTCCGATTGAGCCTGTCCGGCGGTTAAGGAAACAACATCGCCTCCCTCAAAACCATCTACCTTATGCAATCCACCTTCTTCGGTCGTTAAATATAAAGCGTTCTGTGCTCCCTCACGGGCAACGATCAGATCACGGATAGCAAACTCGGTGGAGTTTACCTGGTCGATTGATTCAAATCCGCCGTTGATAAAATTATAGACGATAATCGCATTGAGCTTAGTGGCATCTCCCCGCCCAGGTGCTGAATCCAATGGAACTGCCAACCAATATCTCGAGTCGAAATAGACGGCACATGAGAGGTGGGCATAGTCCTGATTTATTCGGTCCACAAATGGTTGGATGGATTCCGATAAAGGTGTGCCTGTACCCCGTAAATTATATTCATCCATAAACTCCACTGCATATATCCCTTGATCCGAAAGGAACATAATCTGATTGGCCACCTGAACGATTGACTTACGGGCAGATGCCCCGATCTCAGTGGTTACCACATTGGTTTTTACATCGGCAAGAGATCCACTTACGCCTGTCATTAGGTGGATCGATTTACGATTAAATATCGCAAGAGTATCCTGAGTAAATGGTTGGATGCCTACGAGGAAATCGCTTTTACCAGCGGTTATAGTAAATTGATTACCAATTCGATCATAGGTATCTGAGTCAAGGATGTCAGAGGCTACAATCTCCGAACGATTATTCCTATCAGTCGGAGATGCGTCTGAGGTAAACCAATAAGGAACCCATAGCCTACGCTGATGAAACTGTCCCCAGGGAGCCGCCGGCATATGAATAAATCCTTTACCGATTGCTAGTTGCCGGGAGGCAGTAAGGGATGCTGTTCCATCCTCCACTCCAAGATTAAATGTAAACTGGTCAGCAGTTGGTGTGCTGGTAACAATCGCATTTTGATTTACGAATAAATCGAACGGGGATGATCCATTTCTAATAGTGATCTCATTTCCGATTTCCAACCCATGATTTACCACATCCATTGTCACCACCCCGCTTGATGCTGTGGCGGTGGTATCGGTAAGATACTGTGGTGCTGTATAAGTTCCACGATCTACCCGAGTGAAATCTTCAAAATATTCAGCCTGTGCTCCTGATACATTAAATGTGACAGTCTGTGAGGATGCCATTGTGACAGTAAACTGAGTGTCATTTATCCTGGTAATCTGATAGCAGTCATTCGGATTTACAGTCCAATTTCCCAGGTTAGTCAGCGTGACAAAGTCACCGGTTACCCGCCCATGATTGGTGGATGTATTGACAGTAATCGTCTGACCCGATTGGGAGGCAGATGATATACCGATTGAGTTAAGTGCCGGGCTTGCTGAAAGAGTGGTCTTGCGGGATCGGAAGATAAACATCTTGTCGAATCCCTGGGTCATACCTACGGGTCCATCCACAGTTTCCCCTCCCGCTTCGTACCGGCATTTAAAAAGTGCTGAGTCTTTCAGACGAATGATGACTGCAAGATTATTGGTGGCCGAAAAAATATAATCGTCATTATTCGATGAGGCATCGCTATAAACTGCTGAACCATAAACTGCATTCACGCCATCATCGTTAATGGTAAAATTTAAAGTTGTAGCGATGGAATTGCCGGTGGAACAGACGGATGTGTTTCCGACTGATGCATCCTGTACTGTGAAAGTGGTATTGCTTCCAGCGTTAGCAAAAGTAAGTGTCTTGGTGGTAAAATTGACAGAGGCCAATGCATGAGTGCCATTGATTGAGGAATCAACATCTGCAATGGTTATATTTTCACCTGGAATAAATGATAAACTCGGAGTGTCATCCAATACGATTGTTACCACTCCTGATGATCGGGATGCTGATTGGATAACATAAGGTAAGCGAATTGCATCTGTTCCCGATGTAATCGATCCGAACAGAGTCGATAAACCTTTGCGTGGTTGCCAGGTTCCGTCATCATTCATGCGACCATTCTTCGATAGAGCTACCTCACCAGGCTTTAACTGATTAGGTCGCAGACGCGCATTCATCCGCAAAAAGAAGGTATCCCCTTCGGTCACGAATGGATCGTCTAGTTTGCCGTAACTGCGGTATCTGCTCACTTCTTCTTAATCTCCTGCCAAAGTTTCAGAGACATATAAACCAATGTCACCAGTCCGACCGCGATTCCAATTACCGAGTCAAATGCAGACAGGCCGAAGGTGGCCGCTGTCCCGCTCATGCCTGCGACTGAGACCCGATCAATCATCATTTAAATAGGCAGTCCAAAACGATGATACCTATTATCAAGCATACAAACACAGTAACCATTTTTCCCTGCTTTGAGAGTGTTTTGAATTTCTTTTTTAGTAGTATTAAGTTTTTCATTTCTGATCAGAAGGTCGGGGAAATGGGGGTCGAGTGGTGGATTTTGTGACTTCTGTTTTAGCGCATCTTTTGGCCACAAAAATAGGTATTGCGAGGTAACATCCTAGAATCACAGCCGCTCCAATTAGGATGCGTTTTATGTAATTAGTAAACTCAGCGAATCCGCTCTGATGCTCCGCCATGCCTTGGGCTACTAGGGCAGATACATCTCCGTGCGTTAAAGCCTCAATCGTTTCCTCGGCCTCTACGAGTGCATCTGCATTTTTTAATGCTTCTCCGCTTACAGCACCTATGCCTGCACCTAATGCCGCACCTCCTGGTCCCGCAAGAGATCCTGCCCCGCCTCCGGCAATAGCTCCTAATGTCGGGTAGGTCGAACGAATCGAACATCCCGCTAGAAGAGTAAGTGCCAAGAGTGCATAGATCATTAAGGTCCGGCGTTAGGATCAGTCCACTCCTCGCCTGCTAGAATTTCAAGCATCTCGAAAGGCTAATATTGAGGATCATGTTATTCGGACTCTTCGCGAGGCTTCGCCCAATCAGGATCGAAATCCACAAGCTCGGAAGCATCAAAGTATTGGTCCGACTTCCAAGAACCGTCTAACATAATTGGGAAGATAAATCTTCCGTATTCCGAATGTTCAGGATTATCAATCGTGACTTGCTCAGTATATCTCAAAGTTCCTTTAGAATCAGGAATACCAAGCTTAACCTTCATATCAGCTTCGGCAGCTTCAACTTGAGCAGGAGTATCGAGTAATTTGTATTTTTTATTAGCCATGATAATTATGTAGGAACATCGGTTGAAAATGTGGGCTGACTAGATGTCGTTGTTTGAGTCGCGTGGTTTCCATTACCTGAGCTATCTTGAATGCTAGTAATAGACGCCCCATCTGTAGGTGAATCGTTAGCATCGTCACCCATTCTCCAATGTCCGAGAGTAGACCCAGGGTTTTGAGGTAATCCACTAGTTTGCAATGCGCCAACTTGAGTTGCATTTAATGCACTATCAATAATTGCGACATCATCAATATACCCCGTAAAAAATTGGGAACGCTCTCTACCTATTGCGAAATTATTCCATAGAGATGTGGAGGTAGTTGCTCCTACCGTGGCACTAGCTACTGAGCTTCCGTTTCTGTATGCAACAAAAGATGTTCCGTCTTGTACTAAGGCAAAATGGTGCCAGTCCGTGTAGTTATGATTACTATTATGGCTGAAAGCGAGTTTTGATCCGGAGTCATCCCAATATCCCACATCAATATTTCCGGCCCAATAACCTATAGCACCGCGATAACCTGTGCTCCACGCTGCGTTATTTCCGATAAAACCTCCGTGTGCAACGCTGACTATTTTAAGCCAAAAACTCAGAGTTAATGCGCTTTTTCCGCCCACTAATCCGCTAATATCACCAACATCTAAAAAGTCGTTTGCAAAATAGGCACTATACTCACTATACGGTGTTACCGCACCACCACCACCGCCACCGCCACTTGCGGCTAAGTCGCCTTCAAGCACATACGAGTTGCTTGCGTAGGGGATAATGTTAATGGCGGCATATTGCCCTGCCGTTGCTTTTGTAGAGGAGTAGCAGTAGAGATTAACGCTTGCTCCTGCTGCAATCGTTACCTGCCCTGCCCCTGATTGTACTACTGTGCAGTTAAATCCTGCACTTACTGTACTAGGTATAGTAATTGTTACCGCAGATCCGTTTGAGCAGTCGATAACCTTACCGCAATCCGAATCGCTTAATGTCCGTGCTGTGGTCGATTCTGAGACTATTGTATTAAAAAGTGAACCTGCGGGTAAATTAGTTAATTGTGATCCGTCTACGGCAGGTAAGCCTGTTGAGTCTAATTGAACTAGATTGCCGTTTGCAGTTCCTACATCTTGAGTAGCCGCCGTACCGAGTCCAAGGTTTGTGCGAGATGTTGTGGCACTTGCCACATCGCTCAGATTATTACTTGCGACTAGGTCGCCCTGAGGGGCGAGTGCTATCAAATTATTTACAGTTACTTTCTTCGTAACAGGTGATCCGCTTACATCGTCAACGATTGGTAAAACATCTGCCCCG